TGTAACCAACGACCTCACCTATGGAGCGAGTGCGGCGATTGGTTCTGACGGAAGACCGTCCATTACTACCAAGCGTTACTATCCTGCCGACAAGATCACGTTCTTTGCGGCAAATCCGGGCGGAAGACTTGGCGTTGGCCTTTGGGGCAATCCTCCGGAAGTGGATGCGGCAAGGTTTATGCAGGTGAGCCAGAGCACTGCGGATCCTTATGTTTACGTTTCTCAGTGGGCGGAAAATGATCCGGCTGTCCTTTGGACGAAGGCTTCTGCTCTGTATATGCCTGTTCTCTATAATCCGGATAGCCTGTTCATCGCAAGCGTAACTGAAACAACTGCGGGAGAATAAGCCATGAATGAAATGCTGACCCAAATTTGTCAGGAATTGAAAAACTATTTCCTCAAGTCGGTGCATCCGGGAACATATACCATTGAGAACGGAGTTATCAACGGAGCGGACGGTTTCCTGATACCCGGTCAGTATTTCAGAATTGTCGGCTCAGTGTTGAATGACGGTGTTCATCAATATCCTGCGTCTGAATTAAACGATGAAACGTTTGAAGGATCGATATGGGCAATGGCTGTTCCTCAGGCAGTCGTTGCCCTGTCGGACGAGATTGATAAGTGGATCACGGACAATGCTGAAGTTCTCAATAGTCCATATACTTCTGAATCGTTCGGAGGATATTCTTATAGCAAGGCAAGTGGAGCCGGGTATACAGGTTCTGCCGGGTACAGTTGGGAAAATCACTTTGCCTCCCAGTTAAACCGATGGAGGAAGATACACGTATGAGCTTGCTAAAATATGCCATGGAAGACTTCCAGATGATTGACAAGGTCTCCGTTCCAGATGGATACGGAGGCTTCAAACGTCAGTGGGTTCCCGGAGCCAAGTTTCAAGCGGCGGTTGAAAAGCAAGAAACGACCGAGGCCATGATGGCTCAGGTGATGGGCGTGACAGCATTGTATCGGATTACTACCTCAAGATCGATCAACCTTCAGTATCACGAAGTTATCAAACGGCTGTCCGATGGAAAGATATTCCGGGTGAAATCAGACGGCGATGATAACCTTACGCCGAAGTCAACCACGCTTGACATGAGGATCGTCAGAGCTGAGGAGTGGGTGCTTACTGATGAATGAGTATCAAGCTTACCAAGCCTTTTGGGAATCGTTCGGTATTCCGGCCTATGATGAGTCAACCGTGAAGGAAGACCAAGCCTTGCCGTATATCACGTACAACGTGATAGGTGCATCTTTTGACGAGACTGTATATCCAAATGCTTCTATTTGGTATCGTGGTACATCGTGGAGTGCGATAACAGAAAAAGCAAAGCAGATTGAAGACGCAATCGGCATGGGCGGCATCGTGATACCGTTTGAGAACGGCGCAATCTGGATCAAGCGATCCTCACCATTTATTCAACGTATGTCTGACCCGGATGATCTTATCCGCAGAATTTATCTCAGCCTTGAGGTTGAGTATTGGAAGGAGTAACTATGTCTGAAAAATATACCAAACTGCCGGAGAATGCTTTTACCGCCTTGCAGATGAACGCAGGTATCGTTTGCTCCGGCTTTACGCCTGCGACTGGTGCGGTCACTGGTATCATGGGCGCAACCACGGGCGGCGTTAATTTTGCTACCAATCCCACGTATGAGGACTTTGGCGAGGACGTTGATAATTGCCCGGCTAACATGAAGGAGCTGAAAAAGCTGACCTCAATGGATCCAACCATGAGCGGCACTTTCTTGTCCGTAACTGCCGCACTTGCAAAAGCACTTATAGCCGCCGCAGATATCGATGGTTCCGATACAACCAAAATTGTTCCGAGATCGGAGCTTAAGTCAACTGACTTTACAGATATCTGGTGGGTCGGTGATTATTCCGATGTGAACACTGGCGAGAATGCAGGGTTCCTTGCCATTCACCTTAAGAATGCGCTGAACCAGACTGGATTCCAGATCCAGAGCACGAAGAACGGAAAAGGCCAGTTCAGCTTTGAATACCACGCCCACTATGAGCTTGCCACGCAGGATGAGGTTCCGTTTGAAATCTATATCAAAGCAGGAGCCGCTTAAATAGAGAGAAAGAAGGTCGAGCATGAAAAATCTTGCTAATTGCAAACCGTCTGAATTTTTGAGACAAACGAATAAAATCAGAAAGGCCGTTTCCAACTGGTTGGAGTTGACGAAGATTCTTGAAATCAGAAAAGAACAGCCGGATTTGATAGAGCTGACGATTGACATGAGCCCGGAGGAGCGTGAGGCCGCACTCAAGAAAAACAGAGAAGCAAGAGAGCGGAAGGTCAAAGAAAACTTTTCGGCAATGCTTGATTCGATGCTTGAGGATCATCCGGACGAAACGCTTGAGATTCTTGGCCTATTATGTTTTGTCGAGCCTGAAGACGTGGATAACCATGATATGACGGAGTACATTCAGGCGATGAATGATCTCCTTGAAAATCAGGCGGTATTGGGTTTTTTTACATCATTGATGCAGTTGGGAGCGAGGGTTACTTCCGATGCATCCAAACAATAAGACTTGACCTTCTTGAACTGTTTGGAAGCGGCTATGTAATTGACCATTGCGTAGCCGCTTTTTTGAAAGAAAAGGAAGAGCGAGCGTATAAAGCGTATGTGACTGATTCCCTTTACTGTATTGCTCACAACACGGCGAGAATGTACGGAGGAAAAGAGCAAACTGTACGTTGGGATGAAATCATGCATCCGAAGAAGGAAGATACAAGAACGGCTGACGAAATTGCATTGGATGTAATTAAGCGGCTTGGATTGGAGGTGGAGTGATGCCGAGTGTATTCGATCTTGTTGCAACATTGTCACTTGATTCAAAAGAATACGAGGAAGACCTCGACAAATCAAAGAAATCGGCACTAAGCAAACTTGGTTCCGGCTTGAAGACAGCAGGGGCAATAGGTGCGGCGGCTATTGGTGCGACCACTGCCGCCGTTGGAACATTTGCCGTTTCAGCCGTTAATGCAGGAAAAGACTTTGACCAAGCCATGGCTCAGGTTGCGGCTACGATGGGAAAGAGCACAGAGGAAGTTCAGGACCTGAATGAGTTTGCGCAAGAAATGGGAAGAACCACGGCTTTTTCAGCAACGGAGTCAGCAGAGGCATTGAACTATATGGCGTTGGCGGGCTACGATGCCGAAACGTCAATGAACATGTTGCCGAACGTTTTGAACCTTGCGGCGGCAGGTAGTTTTGACCTTTCCCGTGCGTCCGATATGGTTACTGATGCTCAGTCGGCACTGGGACTTTCGCTTGAAGAAACGACAGAGATGGTTGATAAGATGGCACGGGCATCTTCAAAATCAAACACGTCCGTTGAGCAGTTGGGCGATGCGTTCCTCACTATTGGCGGTACGGCAAAAACGTTAAGCGGCGGCACGACAGAGTTGGCGACAGCTCTTGGCATCCTTGCCGATAACGGCATTAAGGGCGCAGAAGGTGGTACGGCTCTGCGAAACATCCTGCTTAACCTCACGCCGAAGAACAAAGAAGCCGCTGAAGCTATGGCATCTATCGGCCTTGAAGCCTACGATGCCGAGGGCAACATGAGATCGCTCAAGGATATATTCCAAGATATGTCTGTGGCCATGGAGGGTATGACGGATCAGCAGAGAACAAATCTGATTTCCGCCATGTTTAACAAGGTTGACCTCAAGACTGTAAACGCTCTTATTGCCACAACCGGAGAACGATGGGATGAGTTGACAGAAGCGATTGATGATTCAGCTGGAGCGGCAGAACAGATGGCGCAGACTCAGCTTGATAATCTTGCCGGAGATATCACGCTTTTCAAGTCTGCGTTGGAAGGCGCGAGGATCGCAGTATCTGATGAGCTAACACCTTCATTGCGTGAGTTTGTCAAGTTTGGAACCGATGGACTGTCTGAGATGACAGCCGCTTTTAAGGAAGACGGCCTGAGCGGCGCAATGGACGTTTTTAGCGGCCTTTTGGATCAGGCGATAACTTCTATATCCGATGGTTTTCCAAGCGTTCTGGACGCTGTTTTAGGCGTTCTGGACGGTGTTGCGGACTCACTTATTAAGAACGCTCCAAAGATTATCAAGGCACTGGGAAAAGCTCTTGTCAAAATCACAAAAAGCA